AACTCGTTTAATATTTTGGCTACATCTCTTTCAAACTGAGCGCCTTTGTTTCTACTGTTTACCATCACTTACCCTTATTATAATTTTTAACTAATCCCATTTCTTCTCTATCAAATCCAAGAGGATGTGGCGACAAGCATTCAAGCTCATCTCTACTAAAATGTATGTATGGCTCTGAATCTTCTTCGTATATAGGCTCTGCTACCGTTCCAAACCTAACGTCATACACTTTATCTCTTTGCCACGTATGACTGTAAACGCTGTCAGTCATAGCGTAGACGATAACAAAAGGATGGTTGGTTGCAGCTGATAGAGCAGCACCCATTCGCAACTTGCTGGAAGAAAGCAATAAAGTGTCATACTTATCTATACCAAAACTTCTGCATTTTACTTCCATCCAAAAAGAAACTTCTTTGCTTTCGCACCAGTAATCTAGGCCGTATGATACTGGAAGCTTATGACACCTAACGTTCCAAAGTCCTTCTATAAAACCAGCAACGCGCTCCTCTCGCTTTTGATCATTAATATTTTCCATTTTGGGTTTAGGTTGTTCCATTCATATCTCCTTTTTTAAATATTACTCTTACGCAATACTTTCTAATAATTCCAACGATTGTAAAAACTGCAACTTGTATTATTGAGATAGTTAGATTGGGCAATTCAAAATAAGTGCATACATTCAATACAGCAAAGCTTAAGGGTATTGCTATAACAATACCCAAGCCTACATCACTTACACTTTCTTTTAAGGCCCTTCTGTCTATCTTCATATGCTTGTCTCATAAATTTGTCTTCCTGTCTTTGGAAAGACCACTCTAAAAATTTACTAATTAAATTACCTATAAATCTTCTCATCAATCCTCGTTAAAAAATTCAGGGTCTATTGCAACAATACGTTTTGTTGGTCTACCCGTATTAGACTTCTTCACATCTTTTTCTTGTATCTCTCCTGAGTTTTTAAGTCTTTCTATAATCTCTTTTACTTCGTACGACTTCATACTTCTAAATATTTCACGTCTATCAATATCACGCTTACTGATACCCCACTCGCCCTGAGAACGAATGAAGCTAAGTATTTGTTTGATACGTCCTTCCATTTCAGATCCTGCAACTTTATCTTTACAGGACTCTATTAATAACTGGTCGTAGTAATACACGTAATCAATAGCCCATTGAGTTATATCACCGCTTATAGTTCTAGCTCGCTTGTTATCTGCTAAGGCTCCTATCAAAGCAAGACGCATAGCTTTCTCTCTAGTTCTAGATAGCAATACTTCTAAGCCTTCTTTTTCTAATTTGTTTTGTTGGTCTACTAAATCGTATGCAAGCTTTTCCAACAGGTTTCTACTATCATCATCAAAGGTAAGTATGCGTTGTTTAAAATCTAGCTCAGCGTTATCTCTAGCTATCTGCTCCATTTCGTTATTGGTTTGCCTTACATCAGTCACCCAATCGTATACAGATTTAGGTGGTTCAATATAAGGTATCATTCTGCCAACACTTCTTGGCACGTGAGACTCAACGACAATAAATCTATTTAAGAAACCATCAACAATACGCCCGGTTGATAAAGCACCGTAAAAGTTTTTAGGAACACTCATACCGACTAACGTAATAGCAGGTTTAATCGTAGACCTATCCATAGCTTCTTTTTGTTGCTTTTGGTTAAGCGTCATCATTGAATAGTTATCTGGACGCAAGACACCATGACACCTACCCCACGTTTCCATTAGCACTTGCAGAGCGTCTTCTTTATTAGAGTTAGATGCTTTAGATATGCTTTCAAGACGCTTACCAAATTCATCCATAACTGTTATATGAGTTGGTTTATATCTAAGTAGAGAATAAATAGCACCACTAGATGTATAACCATCTCCAGCCATTAAATCAGAATGGTCTGCTTTATCTAATATGGATTCAACGACAGTCTTTACGTTTTCTTTACCTTGACCTGATTTAGCAATACACATAAAGAATAGAGATGAAAAGTTATTCATATCTGTTTTATACATTCTTCCTGCCGCAACAGATCCAACAGATAACGCAGCTTGCATGCTTATAGCTGGCTGGGATATCTTGGCTATATTCTCCGAGTAATCGTATATATCTTTAAGAACACCTGGAGGACTATATAAGTTAGTTGGCTCAGTAATTGAATGCGTACTTTTTATATAAGCAGGTGCCTGTTGGTTTTTACGATCATGCGTCTTTTGTATTGAATTAACTGTTGTAGATATTTCTGTATGATCAAGAGGCGGATTGTTTTGCCTGTTCCAAGATTGAACAAAAAACTCTACAAAGTCTACATTAATATCTTTAGCTATTAAATAACCAGCAAGTCTTGCTGCTTGGTCGTTTCTACTTCCTTCTTTTACACCCTTGATTGATAACGGAGCAGATATAGGCTTACCGTTTAGTTTCTCTGCTCCGGTAATCTTTACCCATAGTTCTTTGGTAAAGTCCGGAAGATCATCAACGTCGTTTAGGCCCCAGTCATGTATGACAATAGGTTCGTAGATGGCGCCAGTAGCATGTATATTATGTGGAGCAATGATTAAGCCACCGACGCCGCGTAAGTCAATAAGTTTAGCTGGGTCTGTTGATTCAGTCCTTCTAGCTACGTAAGTTGTAAAGTTTTCCGGATTGTTATAGTAATAGTGCATACCCTTACCAGTTGCTACCTTAAAAGGTGTTACTGGTAAATTGGCTTCTGCCCAATTAACTGATTCAGGTGTATCTGCATCTACGACAATAAACTTACCGCAGACCAAGGCTACAACTAAATCGTTTCTGTCCTTAAACCATTCCTCTATCTGTTCTGTCGTTGGTTGCTCTGTCTTATACTTTTCCCAACTGCCTAATTCTTTAGGCGGAACTTTATTATGCCTCTGAAGAGGTATAACGCTCAGTCCATATTCAGCATACGCAAGAGCTAAGTCCAACGCAGAATCCTGCGCTGTTACGTTTAAATTGAACACTTTTATTCAACACCATCTTCTACAGGTCCAAAGATAGATTCAAAATCTAATCTCCCGCCAGAGGCGTGAATAATTTTTTTAGCTTGTTTAATAGAGGGCTGTCTGATCCCATACCTCCAAGCTTTGGTTGATGCTGGCGAACAGCCAAACAGTTCTGCCGCAGGTTCAATACCTACAAATTCGATATACTCCTTTAGGGTTATTCTTCTCACTTCTCGCTCCTTATATTCAGGTTCAATCTTCTGAGACGTGTAGACACTTAACTCTTTATCAGCTAAGCTCTTTATTCTCCAAAGATAATTAACCTTCCATTGTACTGGGTTAATTTCGTTCATTATACATTCCGTTAATTTATCTAGTTGACCTATTGTATATTATATTTTTTTATTTTAAAATAGGTTTTTATTATTTATGGAGAAGAATATGTCGAATATCCTAGAACGTATTAAAAGTCCTAGCCAGTTGGTAGAAAACCAAGGGGCCAAGCTTTTAATTTATGGTGCTTCTGGCGCCGGTAAAACAACAACGTGTGCTACTGCACCAGGTAAGACTTTAATTATTAGTATGGAGGCTGGTCTGTTATCTATTAAAGATGCAGAGAATGTAACCGCTATTGAAGTTAAAGAAGCATCTGAGATTGAAGAGATTGCTGCGTTATTAGAGAGTGGACAACTTGATTACGATACTGTCTGTTTAGATAGTGTGACTGAGATGTCTGAATTATTATTAGCGCAAGAGAAAGCTAGATCTAAAGATCCTAGAAGAGCCTATGGAGAAGTTATAGAAGTTATGACCAAAACTATGCGTAGGTTTAGAGATCTAAAGATTCACGTAATCTTTGTTGCTAAAGAAGACAAGCTCAGAGATGAGTCAACAGGTATGTTTCACTATCAGCCTATGATGGTTGGTGCTAAACTGCCGACACAGATTCCTTACTTCTTTGATGAAGTATTATGTCTTAGAACATTTACTGAAGAGAATGAAGAAGGAAAGAAAGTAACCAATAGATGGTTGCAAACAACAATTGGCGATAACTATATCGCTAAGGATAGGAGTGGTAAGTTAGATTCTTTTGAAGAGCCTAACCTATCATACATTATTAATAAACTTGGTTTTACTACTAAAGGAGAAGATAAATGAGCGATTTTGCTGACGTCAAGTTTGATTTCGATACGAAGGATGAAGGTAACTCCTTTATTCCAGAGGGCGATTACAGATGCAGGATTAGTGTTTGCGAAAAGACTACATCCGCAGCTGGTAATGACTACCTAAAATTAGAAGTGCAGGTAGATGAAGATAAGTATAATAACTGGATCATCAGAGAGAATTACAACCTCTGGTATAAAAATGGTGATGCCAGTAAGCAGGAAATGGTAAGAGAGATTGCTTCTAGAAACTTTGCTAAATTATTAAAAGCATTGGGTCTACAAGATAATCCACCATCAAATGCCTCTGAACTTGTTGGTAGGAAGGTTGTATGTAAACTCGGTATAGAGAAGAGCGACAATCCAGACTACGGTGACAAGAACAAAGTGCTTGAATTTAAACCAGTAGAGGGAATGAAAGCAGAATCTGCTGACGCTCCGCCTGCTTGGGTAACTGAAGAGCCAGCTGCAAAACCAGCTAAGCCTTCGTTATAATTTAATTGGCTTGCTAGGACGCCATAAGGGACCTCCATCATTCTCCGTAAAGTCTGATTCCCACCTAGCCTTTTCTTAATGAATTCTTAAACTGATATGTTCTGTTGGATTGAATTTGGTAATACTTAATATGTCGAAATCATTTTCTGGATCTAACGTCTTACCAAACTTAACAAAGAACTCAGCTGTATCCTGATTAGGAGCTGGTATGACAATTGCTTGGAGTTCTTGTTCGTCTCTGTAGACACAGATGTATTTCGACATATATTGCATATTTGTAAATATAATAGTTATAGTATTAAGTCTACAATATTTGGCGAGTTATAAATAGATAAATGTCCGCCTTTTGAATAATTTTTATAATCTTTTAAAAAGCCTTCCATTCTTTCCCAGCCAATATCCATTTGCTCTTCTGTAATTCTGAATACCTTTGCAGCATAAGGTGGTACTTTTTCTT